GGGAGAGCACCTGCCTTGCAAGCAGGGGGTCGTCGGTTCGAATCCGGCCTTCTCCACATGAAAGATGGCAAGTATGATATTGAAGAAGAGTTCAACGACATAGTGTTAGGTAGACCGCATGTTTTCACGCTTGGTAGAAAACAGTTCTATCTATACCCTGTCACACTTGCCAAACTGCTGCTACAAAAGCGCCTCATTGCTCAATTAGGCATTGAAGAACCTAATCTAAAAGTCAACACATTTCTCGAGATTCTACGAATAACAAAAAGCAAGAGGGAACTGTGTTGCACGATAGTCGCATATAATACCCTGCCCAATACTCAGAAGGACTTGTTCTGCCACAAGACATTCGTGGCCCGAAAGAACTACTTCGTCGACAATATCAGCGATGAAGACCTTGCCACCCTCATGATACGAATACTCGAAAGCCAAGATGCCTCGAAGTACATGAAGCACTTCGGGCTCGACAAGGAACGGGAGAACATCGGCATTGTCATGGACGTGAAGAGAAAGCACGACAAGAACAACCTCACCTTCAACGGAAAGACGATACTCGGGAATTTTATCGCGCAGCTGAAAGAAATCGGCTACACCGATGATGAGATACTATACGAGAAAGGATATGTCTACCTGCAGATGATGCTTGCAGACAAGATCGTCTCGCTCTATGTGTCCGATGAAGAATCGAAGGAGCTGCCAGCATTCGTTGACAGCAATGTCATCGATGCCAACGACCCCGAGAACGCCAAGAAGCTCGTCGCCCTCATGGGCAACAAGGGAGTAGGGGTAGAAATGGGATAGGCGTGTGTACGAAATAGACACATAAAAACGCGCGTAACATCAAGCAGAAGAAATATGGAAGGAATAAAGTTTGCTATTACAGCCGATAACCAGCAGTTCATCAATGCGATGGACGGCGTTCGCAATAGTGTTCGGAACACCATGCAGGATGTCGAGCGCTCGGGTCAGAGCGTAGAAGATATGCTTGGGCGTCTGAGGCAGGCAGCGGCACTGTCGTTCGCTGGCTTCTCGGGTGCGGAGTTCATCAAGCAGGTAGCGAATGTGCGAGGCCAGTTCCAACAGTTAGAGGTAGCCTTCACGACCATGCTCGGTAGCGAAGAGCGTGCGAACACGCTGATGAATCAGCTTGTGAAGACCGCTGCCACCACGCCTTTCGACTTAAAGGGTGTCGCAGACGGTGCGAAATCCCTCATGGCATACGGCACCGCAGCAGAGGATGTGAACGAGATGATAGTACGCCTCGGTGATATTGCTGCAGGTATGTCGATAGACTTGAAAGACCTTGTGTATCTCTATGGTACCACGATGGTGCAGGGCAGGATGTTCACGCAAGACCTTCGTCAGTTCCAAGGCCGAGGAATCCCCATTGCCGAGGAGCTGGCAAAGGTACTGAACACCACTAAGGACGCCATCCCCGACCTTGTTACCGCAGGAAAGGTCACGGGCGATGTCTTGCAGCAAGCCATCGTGAATATGACGAATGCAGGCGGCAAGTTCGGTGGTCTGATGGCGGCACAGTCGAAGACTATAGTCGGTCAGATTTCCAATATCGAGGACGCCTTCGATATGATGTTCAATGATATTGGCAAGCAGTCGGAAGGTGTCATCAACGCCAGCCTCGACTCGGTCAGCTTCCTCATCGAACACTGGCAGCAGGTAGGAGCAGCTATCCTCGCAGTTGTCGAGACTGCAGGTATCTACAAGGCCACCCTCGCCACGATGTCCGCTATGAACACCGCAGCAACGAACATCGGCTATGATGCAGAGATAGCAGCCCTGCAGTCCCTTCTCCCGTTGAAGGAGCAGGAAGCCGCTTCTGACCTTCAGAACGCTGTCTCGAGCGGCCAGCTTACCGAGCAGAAGGCAATGGAGATTGCAGCCCTCAGAGAGGAAGCAGCGGCCCATGTCGCCAATCTGCAGGCGATAGCTGCCGAGGACGCAGCGAAGGCCGAGAGTGCCGCCCAGTCCCTCTTGCTTGCTCAGAATAGGGATGCAGAGGCGCAGAGAGACCTCGACTATTACCAGGAGCAGTATGATAAGATTGTGGAGCTTGGTGATGGCTTCGCCATAGAAAAAGCGGAGGAGGAGTTGAATACTGCAGCGTCAATCAAAAATACTACCGCTAAGGAGGTACAGACCGCAGCAGAGGCGCAGCAAGCCGCAGCTACCAAGGCGTCGGCATCTTCCAAAGCGGCTGAGACGGCACAAACGAATCTTAATACGGCTTCCGAAGTCGGGAACACGGCAGCGACGGGAGTTCTCACACAGGCGAAACTCGCCTTGAAGAGAGCTGTCGATGCGGTAAATGCCTCGTTCCTCGCCTCTCCAATCTTCTGGATTGCTGCCGCTATCGCTGGCGTTACGTTCGCTGTCTATAAGCTCGTTACTGCAGAGAGCGCAGAGGAGGCGGCTGTGCGCAGTGCGAACGAAGCCCTTGACGAGCAGAACAAGAAACTGCAAGACCGCAAGGCGAACATCGAAAACCTCATTCGTATCGTGCAGGATGAGAACGCCACCGACCTGCAGCGTTATCAGGCGTATCAGAAGCTTGCCGCTATCTTCCCCGAGCTGACGGAGAAGTACACCCAGCAGCAGCTTGCTGCGATGAAGCTTGATGACGTTCAGAAGATGCTCAATGAAGATGCGGACACGCAGAAGCAGCAGGAGTTGAAGAAGACTATCGATGACCTTACCGAGTCCATCGAGAAGCAGCGAAAGCAGCTGGAAAGTCTGGCAAGCCAGCCTTCGGCAACCGCAGGTGCCGCAACTCAGATGAACATGCTAAGTTCCTCTATCAAGAAGAGCGAGTTGGAGTTGGATAAGTACAAGGAAGCCTACTATGGGATGCTTGCCGACATCGAGAACATGAAGAAGGAGGGTCGCCCGATAGAGGTGAAGTTAGAAGAGGCGGAGGAGAACGCAAAGCTTCGTGATGACATCTACGGCTTCTATGAGAAGGCTATCTTGTATACCGAGCAGCTGCAGAACGCAAGCAGCGACATCAACTATACTGACGCGCAGAACCGCTTCGAGGAGTTCGTTTCCGACTTGAAGGATGAGGTGGAAGGTCTTCGCAAGGACGTTGAGGGCAAGCCTGCAGACTTCAAGCTTCAGCTCGAATACCAAGAGAAGCAGAAGGTACTCGATGACATCCTCACGATGAAGAATGACTGGAGTCGTAGTGGAGTTACTACTATTCCGTTGTACTTTCAGATGCACTACATCGATGCAGAGCAGGCGAAGAACGAAGCAAATAAGACGTTCAACTACCTCACTGGTCAGATGGAGGAGCGGAAGGTAGACACAAAAACACCTGCACAGTGGGTAGCTGGTACCCTTAAGGCATGGAAGACAGCCGAGAAAGCTCTTAGCGACTTCAAGAACTCTGCCGACAAGATGACAGACGAAGACTACAAGAAGAAGCTGAAGGACCTCACCGACGATGCTACAGCAAAGAAGAAAGCCTATCAGGATGCTGGCGGTGATGTTTCCGGCAAGAAGGGTGGTGGAAAGAAGGATAATACCAAGAATGAAGTTGCCCGTCAGCGTGCTGCCGCAATACAAGAGGAACGTCGGTACCAAGAGGAGCTTGATAAGATACGCCGGGAGGCCGAGGAAGCTCGTATTGATGCCACCATCGCAGCAATAGCAAACGAAGGTGTCAGAGAACGTGCCGAGCAAGACGAGCAGCACAAGCGAAATCTCCGTGAGATAGAACAGCAGGCGAACGAGATGCGCAAGGCTATCTACGAGCATAACAAGAAGGTGTGGGAGAATTCCCACAAGGATGGCGTATACGAGGTAGACACCAAAGAAGGCAAGGCCGGTTGGGACGACATTCGGCTTTCTGATGACCAGCAGCAGCTCATCACTTCTCAGCTCGCAAAGGAGAACGCAGAATACAACCGACTTGTTCAGCAGCGATATGATGCTGAGGCCGAGGCGATGCGTTCGTTCCTCAAAGAGTATGGTACCATAGAGCAGCAGAAGCTCGCCATTACCCAGGAGTACGAAGAGAAGATAAGAAAGGCTTCCTCTCCCACCGAGCAGGCGCGTTTGACATTGGAACGCGATCAAGAGCTACGTGACGTTCAGAGTGAAGATTTCAGCGACCTTGTTGATTGGGCCGGCGTCTTCTCTGACCTGCAAGGGCATACGAAGGAATACCTCGAAGGATTGCGAGGACAGTTACAAGCAATCCTCGATGCAGGTGAACTCCCCGTAGACCAAATGGCTACCGTTCAGGAGAAGCTTCGTGAGGTTAACGATGCTATCAGTCAGCAGACGGAGCTGTTCAAGTTCGTCGGGGACAGACAGAGAGAACACAACCGTCTTCTCCAGCAGTCTGCGGATGCGCAAGACTTGCTCAACATGCGAAAGGGCGAGGAGGTCGTTGCAAGCATGGCGGTATTCGCTGCCACGGAGAAGATAAAGGCTGCATTGGAGGAAGCAGAAAAGAACACCGACGTACCCTTTGATGACAGTCTATTGCAGCAGTTTGACGCGACAAGCGACGAATACAAGCACATGTCGGAGCTCTTGAAGGTCCTTCACGTTGGTGAGGCAAACCTCGCAAAGGCTCGTAAGGAAACCGACAAGGCTACACGAAGCGCAAAGAATGCCGAAGACGCAGCACGAAGAAGCTCTGCACAAGGTGTTGCCGATTGGTTCACCGATGCTCAACAGTTCATCGCGCAGAAAGGTCTCGACCAGCTCCCGGAACTATTCAATAGCATCGGTCTCGGAAAGGTTGGAGAGAAGATGCAGAAAGGCCTTGACGGCTTCAATGACGCTGCAGGTGCCGCTACTGACTTCGCAAGTGGAAACTATGTTGGTGCCCTCGTGAAAGGTGTCAGCGCCATTAAGAACTTCGGTAGTGCGCTCGGCATCGGGAAAGGTAACGGCGCAAAGGTGGCAGAGACCACGGAGCGGCTTACCAAGTCGAACGAGCTGCTTGCTGACCGCATCGACGACCTCAAAGATGCTATTGGCGACAGCGCAGGTCTGAAGGCTATCTTCGCTTACAAGACGGCCCTCGAAGCACAAGAGGAGATAAACAAGAATCAGATGGAGATACTCAGGTCGCAGATGGGCTACCACGAGGCGCACCATTCCAATGAGTACTACGCTGACGATAGTGTTATCCGTAGCTATAATGCAGCAGCGCAAAAAGCATTCAAAGCTGCAGGAGTAGATGCTTCCACTATCAGCGGTCTTTCCTCTATCTACAACCTCACACCAGAGCAGCTAAAGGCTATCAAGGACTTTGCGCCTGACTTGTGGAAATACCTCACGGAGATTGGTAAGTACGACAAGTCCGAATATTGGGATGCCGTCGTAGAGCAGGCCGGCAAGGTTGAAGAGTTGACCGAGCAGATAAATGCCAACCTCACACAGACCTCGTTCAGCAGTATGCGTGACAGCTTCCTCAACGAGCTCACGGATATGAACAGCGACGCGAAGGACTTCGCCAAGTCTTTCGAAGATATGATGTTCAAGGCCATTGTGAACTCCTTCGTCCTCGATGACGAGTTCGACAACTGGCTGAATGAGTTCTACACGAAGTGGGCTGACAAGATCAAGAGCGGCGGCATGTCGAAGCAGGATTGGGAGAACTTCAATTCCGAGTACATGAACGTCCGCGACCAAAAGATTGCCGAGCGAGACAGGTGGGCTTCTGCGATGGGCTATAGCGGAAAGACCCCCTATGAGCAGAACGCCACATCGGGAGGCTGGCAGTCGATGGGGCAGGACACCGCTGACGAGCTGAACGGTCGCTTCACGGCTCTGCAGATGAGTGGAGAAAGGATTTCCGAAGGTGTCCTCTCCGCTGTTGCGCTGATGACCGCTATGAGCGCCATTCACGAGGAGAGCGGTCGCACCCTCTCGGAGATTCGTAACCTCATGGTCACGAACAACTCATTCCTCGAGGATATTCTCGGAGTGAACAAGAAGATGCGTGATGAGTTCAATGCAAAGTTAGACAAAATTAGTATCAATACGAAATGAGCAGGATAGAGTTTACAATCAACGGAAAGAATGCGTACAGCATCTTTGGTATTACGCTCGACGAGACTTCTCTCGGTGCGCTCATGACACCTCCCCCGATGAAGGAGAGGGTGTCGAGTAACAGTCGTTTGGAGAACGGAGTAAGGGTGGTCACGAATGATACGCCCTATGTAGACTCCCGAGACCTGACGCTGCAAATCAATATCTCTGCGAGCTCGCAGTCTGACTTCTTGTCGAAGTACTCAGCGTTCTGTGATGAGCTGAAAACGGGTGTCCTTGACATCAGTGTCCTCGGCACAACGTATCATTGTCTGTATATCTCGTGTCAGCAGTTCAGCCAGTTCATGCGAGGTATCGGAAAGTTCGTGTTGAGGCTCCAAGAGTACAACCCGAGCAATAGATGAAAAAAGGTGTTTCGTTTTGTTAAAAGTATTTGTATTAGAAATAGTTTTTGTATCTTTGCAGAAAAGAATAGTGAATGGCAGCAACTATTGACATATTGACCTCGGGTGGCTCAGCCAGGTATACGGCTGTTCTTGAATCCAACTCCGTCAGACACTTCGAGCTGATGAAGGAGGACTACGTGCGTCTTGTGTTCAAGGCACCAAACAACATCAGCCTCAATATGGGTGATAAGGTTATCGTTGACGGAACAACGTATGTTATCACGACACCACAGAACCCGACCATTAACAAGAACACTGGCGGCTATGAGTACGATGTGCAGTTCGACGCGTACTATTGGGCGTACAACAACAAGTTGCTGAAATTCATTCCCGAGACCCAGCGCAACGAGGTCAGCTTCTCGCTCACGGACAATCTGGAACACCACTTATCGCTTGTGTCTCGTAACATCGCTGCTGCTGGAGGCAGCGCAAGCGAACCTGTCATAGGAGGCGTAGCAGACGCTGACAAGAACATCTATATTCACTATGACGGCTTGCATATCATCGATGCGCTCACGCACATCTGTGAGGTGTTCCATTGTGAATGGTGGTTTGAAGGCGACGCCCTGCACATAGGAAAGGCTCAGTCTAACGGCACCCCGATACCCCTCACACTCGGCGTGAACGTCGAGGACATGGGTAGCGAGAAGGGAAACAGGGAGCTTGTCACTCGTATATACGCCTTTGGCTCGACGAGGAACATCCCCTTCGACTACCGCTCGGAAGATCAGCATCTAACACTGAACGGTGTCGTTCAGAAGCGTTTGATGCTCCCCAAGCCGCCGAAAAGCGACTCCTACGTTCAGATTCAGACCGTGACGGCTGGCACCGAGGTAGAGGGTCTTGTGTTCTTTGAGGATGTGTATCCTCGAATGGAAAACCATATTACCGACCTCGACGTCGATGATAGGGAGGTGGAGACAACACAAGAATCTGCTGCCGGTGAAGAGACCGTCTTAGAGACTGTGCCTATCTACCGCTTCAAGGACTCGTCACTCACGTTCAGGGAGAGCTATCTGCTTGCAGGACAGACCTTACAGGTGCAGTTCCAAAGCGGCAGATTGAACGGCATGGTGTTCGACCTTGCCTTCAACCCCGACGGAGAGCCGGAGACTATCATCGAGAACGGACAGGAAGTTATCAATCCCGATGCGCAGTGGTTCGAGATTGTCCGCAATGACACCTACGGACTCATGTTGCCGAATGATGTCCTCCGCCCCGATGACAGCAATGGCGGCGATGAGTTTGTACTTCTCGGCTGGGACGTGAGGAGCTTGGCATCACTCGAACTGATAGAAGCCGCAGAAAATGAGCTATATACACGAGCACAGTCATACCTTCAGACACTGCAGACCGACCCGAACGTCTATCCCTGCACGATGATGGCTGACTATATGTACGGCCTCGATGGCAGTGGCAATCAGAACCCAGCCTATACAAAGGTTGGAGCCTTCCCTCTCGGCACGCCCGTAACACTTTCCAACGGCACACTATTCCAAGGCGGCACAAGAGACTCCAGAGTCATCGGATGGGAGTTCAAGCTCGATAAACCATACGACGGTGCTATCCTCTACGTTGGCGACACCGCCACCTACTCCAGCAAGAAGGCTGCGTCAGACTCCATACAAGGAGTGAAGAACGACGTGAACTACAAGCTCGAGGGTTTCGGCAGTGGCATGAACGAAAGCCAGTTCTCCATTCTCTTGCAGTCGTATGGTGCGAAGATGTTCCTCTCGAAGACGGCAGAGGACGTTGCTGCGGAGAAGATTACGTTCCTCAAAGGCATAGAGCTCGGTATTGGTGGTGCATGGGGATTTGTCAAGCAGATTGTCGAGAACGGCTCCACAATCGTCAAGGCATGGTTCGCCAATCTTCAGGCAGACATTCTGCAAGTACTCGACCACATCAAGGGCCCGTTGACCATCAAGGGAAATACCGTTATCGCCAAGGATGACAACAATCAAGGTGGCACCCTCTCGGTGGCAGGAGATACAACTATCGGTGGCAAGCTGACAGCTGCGAATGCCGAAATCCTCAACATGCTCACGACGAAGAACCTCACCGTCACTGGCCTGGCTCACTTCTTCGAGCTGGTCATTGACAAGATCAAGGCTGCTGGTGGTGCTGTGCTTGTCACACCTGCCAACGGCTTCAAGGTCGAGATTGTTGAGCATGTATCTGGAGGCTACAAGCTCTATTGGAGTGCCGAGGATGAAGGCAAGGGGTCGTACAACATGTGGAAGGAAGACGACCAGGCGATTTGTCAGAACTTCAATGGTGCAACAGTCGGTACCACCCATAACGTCAGCAATAAGTATTATTGGGCATTAGTTACTTCGACGAGTGGTAACACCCCTGCAACCGTTGACGGGCGTAGGATGCACTGGATAGTCATCAGCACAAGCGTCTGTGATGGCACAGTAAACCCCGAGGAAGGAGACGAGATTGCAATGCTCGGCTATAGAGGCAATGATGACGCTTCCCGTCAGAGCGCTATCTACCTCGCTGCCTACAACTCGCTCGATAGCGACCTCACAGCGCCCCTCCTTGCTTTCTACAAGGGCATCAATGATTTCGACCTTAAATCCCACCGAACGACATATATAGATGCGCAAAATGCAGTTTTCAAGGGTCGTTTCCTCTCTACTTCGACAAGTGCGGAAGGCATAGACATCGAGGCCCTGCTCAGTGGCTCCGAGTTCGATATTATCTACGGCTTCGGCAACCCGAACACAGTTAGCCCAGCCCCTCATGCCACATGGACTACACCCACGTTGAAGCTGCTGCATGTTGGCACGCTATACTTCGACCTCGACCTCGAGCCCGCCTCGGAAGGTGGTCGTTTGTATCGTTGGCAACAAGTAGAGTCCGGCGCAGAATACAACTTTGGAGGTTATGCGTGGGTGCCGATAGCAGACATCGACACGCTCTCTGCCCTCGACAAGATTGCCGATGTAGCAAGTGACGGAAAGCTCACAGGTGGTGCAGAGAAGATGCGTGTCTACTTGGAGTGGATGGATGCGAGGAAGACCTATGATTCGCTGTGGGGTCAGATGCAAGAGCATAACTCTTCGGGAGACTGGACGAACAACAGGTCTGATGCAGAATACAAGACTGGAGTTACCTATTACACTGCGTTAAACAACTTCAATACGGCATTTTTCGCTCTTGCGACATACCTTAACAATAAGACAGATTGGACTCTAGGACAAACAATTCCTGCATGGATAGACCCGAGCAATTCAAGCATCGGCTTGAATGTTACGACCGTGCTTCCTGCATGGCTGAATACCGAGACTCCTCCCGGCAAGGCAGCTTGGACTACGGGCGCTCTCGCATACCGAGGTGTATGGGCAGACTTCTATGAGTCCGCTGTAGAAATGACTCGTGCCCTCAATGCTTGGCAATATCGGGAGATTGATGAGATGGGAGATGATGGGTTGATAGACGCTGCCGAGAAAGCTACATTGAGACAAATATTCAACGAAGAAGTCATCGCCTACTGGAAGCGCTTCGACCAAGTGTCGGACTTGCTTTTGACGAAGATACCGAGCACAGAGGGCGTGTACACCACGCTGTCGAATGCCGACACCGCGATGCAGAGCGCCATTCAGCAGCTGGGCTCGTACCTCTGCGGCAAGACCCCGACGGAGCGAACATCAGGGCAGGGTGGCTGGTATATCGCAACACCACTACCGTGGACTCCTCAGAACTCCATGCGGAACGGCCTGCAAGACCCTCCCGAGGAAGGCACGGCACCTACGAACCTCTACCCGACGTGGCTGCAGAAGGGCAACGATACACAGGCGACTGTTGTGGATGACGATATCTGGGACTACTTCTGGGCCGAATATACGAAGGCGAAGCAGAATCTCATTGACGCCCTCGCTGCCGCTAACGAATATCTCATTGAAAACATGGATGTAGACCTCCCGACGGACTATTACACCCGTTTCTCAGATAGTGGTGCAACGCCCGCTTCTAAACAAGAAGGTCATGAGAACCTTACGCCCCGTTTGATGCCCAACGGAACATCTTTCAAGGACGGCGATAGGTGGTACGAAGAGATCGCATTGATAAACCCGGTAACGAAAGACCTTGTATTTAAAGATAGCAACAATCAGCCGCTTTACAATATCTACGTTTGCAAGACGGCATATACATCTTCAAGTTACACGGGTGGCTATGACGGTCGTTTCTCTAAATGGGAACTGATATTCAGCCCTATCTCCGTTGTCCGTGAAACGGGTATTGATAGCATCTATGATGCAGTTTTTGGAAGTGATGCGTTTGCGTCTTGGACGATGAGGATAGACGCCATAGAGTCTGTTGTCAGTGCCCTCGGTGCAAGTAAGAATATGCTGATGAATGGTGACTTCTCGGAGGTGACAAGTGGAAACTCGAATGTCACCCATTTCTCATCGGAAGGACTTGTAGCCCCACCGATAAGGATTACCAACGACTACCCCGAGGGTTTCACAACTGCAGCGCAGGCAACGATAGGCTCTGCGGCAAACGGAAAAGGCTTAAGGATGACCACCAGCGATCAGCCCTGCTTATTGCTGAAGAGAGGTCGAAGCTACACGCTTTCCGCATGGTTGAAGTCATCAGCAAGCAATCTGAAGGTTCAGGTACGACGTGGGGGCACAGCTTCTTCCAACAGTGTCGGAGATATGACTGTTGTAGGAGGCTCATCCTCAACCCTTACATCGACATGGCAGCGTTTTTCAGTGACCTTCCAAGGCGATGACTACGAGAAGACGATATACCTCTCCCTGCTGTATGCAAGCACGAGCGCAAACGCAACAGGAACGTTCATGATTGCCGGCATTCAGTTGGAGGAAGGCACCGAGGTGACCGATTGGATGTCAGGCGACGGCAATCCCATCGTGTTGAGTTCGCAGATCAAGCAGACGGCAACCGAGATTACCGCCTATGTGAAGAAAGGCACGAAGGTTGGTGGTATCAAGATAGATTCGTCAAAGGTCATCATCTACGGAGACTCCACGGAGATTCAAGGCGACCTCGATGTGAAGGGACTGATAACGAACGCAGCAGGGCGCATTACCTACGAGTCTACAGACTTCTTGCATAATGACACATTGACGATTCCGATAGACTTGTCTTCGGTGAAGAATATCGTTGTCAAGGGAATGAACGACGACCCGAATAGCACGTTGCGTACCCGTCCTTTGATTGTCTTGCCGCAAACAGAGTCTACCTCCGTGAATGGAAAGTTTACCCTCCCTGCAGTCACGCAGAGCGGAGTAATGCTTAACATTACGAATGCGATGAGTCTTGTCGCAAGAGATTGGACGAAGATATATCCGTATTCGAGCAATCCATCTGCAGTCGCTGCCAAATGGTCTTCGGCTCTTATCATTGTGTCGGATGCCCGTTTGCTCCAAAAGACCAACTATGATGGAGGAGGTATCGACCCCGATGTTCAACCTCATACCAACGGAGTTACGAGTCTAAAGAATACGATATGTTGCAATGGCAGCTTCGGAAAGTTCCTCGCTGTGCTTCCCGGACAGACAGTTACACTTATTAGTTCGATAGAGGAATACAACGGCTCGCAGTATTTGGCGTGGTACGTCGTCAATGGCGCCGAGTTTACCCGTCTGAACTGCCAAGTAGTGATTGAGACTTACAACGGAAACTATAGCAATGGTACACATGTGACGAATAAGGTGTGTAATTTCTGGAGCACCGACCATTACGACCCGATGCAGTTCTTCGGCCATGCCGCTCTCGACGCTTCGGCAACTGATGAAATGGTTAACATACTATTATACTCGAATGACTGGCCGTATAGGGCTAAGTAAAGATATTGTCGCCCACCAGCCCGTGAGGGCAACCGACACCAGTGTAGTTCATACCAAATAGATTGTAGTTAAAAATTAGTTAGTGGCTTAAGTTGAATAAATATTATATCATTTCGGGCGACACAACGGCCTGTTCAGGCAGGTGAGCAGGGACAGGCCGATTCAAGAAACAAAGTTAAACAAGATAAAGAAATGGATATTGCAACAAGGAACATAGGACAAGGCTTCGTTTGGGGAACGATGGGCGCGGAGGCTATGCAAGCCATCCAAGACCTTCGCTGGATGCTTGCGCTTGTTATCATTCTCATCGCAGCCGATTTCCGGTTTGGTAGGGCAGAGAGCAGAAAGCGTCACAAAGAAGCTTTGGAGTTAGGTAACGACACGTTGGCAAAGATGACAGGGTTCAGAACGTCGAGGGCTATCCGCAGGACGTTCAACAAGTTCATCGACTACATGACGCTGCTATTAGTCTTCTGTATCATCGGCCTTGCCATTACCGAGCCGTATGGAATATGCAGCCATGTTATCTGCGCAGGTGTGGCGATGCTCGTCGCTTGCGTCTGCGAACTCTGCTCCGTTTTCGGCCATTTCTTCTATCTGAAGGGTGTTGAGCTGCCGAGGCTTACATGGAAGAACGTAGGTGTTTTCCTCGGTCGACTGGCAGCTGGGTTTGCACGCACGAAGAGCCCCGACCTCGGTGACGCCCTCGACGAGACGATAACAAAGACACTTAATGAAGAAGCAAAGGAAGGAGGTAACGAATGATACTAATCACCGAACAGCAGCTTAAAGCGATCATGCCTCGTGCAGGTGTCACGAGAGTAAGAAAGTACCTTTCGTATCTCAACGATGCGATGATGGAGTTTGCCATTTCCACACCGATACGGCAGGCGCATTTCCTTGCGCAGGTTGCTCACGAGTCTTGTGAGATGAGGTACACGAAGGAGCTTGCCAGTGGAAAGGCATACGAAGGTAGAAAAGACCTCGGCAATACTGTGAAAGGCTATGGCGTGAAATATAAAGGCCGTGGCTTCCTTCAGGTTACTGGCTACTACAACTATCGGGCGTACAAGAACTATTGCGGCTTCGATGTGGTGACAAAGCCAGAGCTGTTAGAGCAGCCGAAAGGCGCTACCCGTAGTGCAGGGTGGGTGTTCACGAGAGGGCTTGCCGAAAACCTCTGCAGGGTGGCAGACCTCGACAACGGCACGAATACCGAGGAAGTCTTGAAGAAGATTACAAAGCGCATAAATGGCGGCTACAATGGCTTAAACAGCCGTCGCGAATATCTCATATTAGCAAAGAAGGCCCTTGGGCTATAACATGTTTTACAATCAAAAAACAAAGTAGTTATGAAGTACATCAATTTGGTGCTGGGAACGATTCTCAGTTTGTTCGACAACAAAGCATTCTCTTTCGTGTTTGCTTTCATTCTCGCGGTCGTGGCATTCTTCTGCGCCGACCCCGTTGACGGCGTGGCTATTGCCAATGTTGCCGTGTTCGCTCTCCTTGTTGCTGTTCTGACAACGGCAGTTCTGCTGATCGGAAGCAGCATCGTCATGAAGAAAGGCTACAACCTTGCTGCTGCAGGGTGTGGTCTTGTAGGCTCTGTCCTCGGTGTCCTCGTCGCGCTCATCTGCAATTCATTCTAAGCTATGCGCGAGAAGATTGACCGATTACTCGTCATGCTGACAAGCTGGGGCTGCGATAAGTGGGTACACCTCGTGGCCGCGCTTGTCGTGGCATGGGTAGTCTCTGCGGCCGTGAGTGCTGTCTGTCTGATGGCTGGCTGTAGTACACACCGAAGCGTCATCGGCATTGTCGGTGTCGTTGCGAGTGCGATACTCTTTATACTGAAGGAAGTCTACGACAAGCGCACACAGGACTTGTTCGACAAGCAGGACTTGACGGCAAGCTTCGTAGGATGTGCATTGTTCTACATCGTTTATTGTGTTTGAAGGATGAAAGACGATTATAAATGGTTTGAAGATGTGTTTTGGGCTTCGGTACGCGCAATCGCTGGTACATTCATCGTGATTGGCGGTGTCGGCCTACTCATTCTGCTCTGCGGCTGCAACAGAGGACTTCGCAAGGAGATGGAACAACTCCGTGAAGAACTTGCCAGGCAGCAGCAGTATGTTCCTCTGCATCGTGATACCATTCGCGACAGCGTAGAGGTCATCACGCAGAAGATCGTAGAGGTAGAGCGCGTAAAAGAAGTTCTTACCGAGGAAGACAAGGAGCTAATCAAAGACCTTGGCTCCCGTGTCAAAGACCTCGAGGCTTATCAGAAGCTCGGCACACGAACGGAGGCGGAGGTAACCCTTGCCGCCTCGAAGGACTCATCGGACTCAAAATCCGAGAGAGATAGTGTGTTCGTATACTCCGATGCGTGGCTTGACTTGAAATATAACACATATAGCCGTGGTTTGTTAATTCGATTACAAGACAGTTTGGCTATCGCAGTTGAGAAGGAGTATAAGAAGAAATTTTTGTGGTGGAAATGGGGCACGAAAGGGTATCAGGTGAAAGCGGTATCCTTTTGCCCCTACACCACAATCCGCTATAATACATACGTCAAGAGAAGAAGATGAGCAACTATCGGCACGATAATGACATGGAGACCGCAGGCAAGATTGGCCTGAAGGTGAAAGCGAAGAAGGTAGAGAATGGATTTGTGACTGTGACAATCGGCAATCTTTCCTCTACAATGGCCCCGTTATTGACGAATGAGCTGGAGAGGATTGCTCACTCTCTGAGAGCCACGACGTATGTTCAACAGACAACAGGCACGAGGGGCTTCCCGTATGCGCTCCCTGCAGTGCTTGGTGAGTAACTAATTATAAGGAGATATAGATATGACACTTGACCAGTTTTTGAATATTGTTTTCGTAGAGAACGGCGGCATTGACGGCGGCGATAGCAATCAAGGCCTATGGCGCTCGGAGCATTCTTCTGCGGTGCAGGCTGCATTGCGTCAGTTCCTCACTATCAGCGGCCACACCGATGTTGAAGGAGCTTCCGGCCCTACAGCGAATGATGTCGTGCTATACAAGGCAGCAGGATCCAGCACATGGACTGTGAAGCGGCTGTCGGAGATTAAGCCGACAACGGACTCCACGCCAACGCCGAATTCTACGAACCCAATAGAGTCAGGTGCTGTCTATATCGCAGTAAGAGACCTTCAGACGGCGATTGCCTCATGTGCATCGGCTAACGAGGTCGCTTCTGCTATCGCCCGTATAGCATCCATCGAGCAGCAGCTGGAGGATGGCGTTGGTGCAAGGACGCTGGGAGAGATGGAGAATGTGGCCGACGACGTGGATGACGACAACA